TTAGAACCCACACAAGAACTCACAATGTTTCAAGATCAAAAAGTCAAACTGTTGACCTACTATGGTCTTGTTCCCCGTGAATACTTGCAAAACTTGGCTGAGAACAAAGACATTGTTGAATTGTTTCCCGCAAGTTCGGAAACTCAAGACTATCAAGACATGATTGAAGCTATTGTTGTTATTGCCAACGACAATTTGCTTTTGAAGGTTGAAGAAAGCCCTTACATGATGAAAGATCGTCCTGTAATCAGCTATCAGGATGACACTGTGCCAAACCGCTTATTAGGTCGTGGAACAGTTGAGAAAGCCTACAACATGCAAAAGGCTATGGACGCACAGATTCGCAGCCATTTAGACTCTCTAGCACTGACTACAAGCCCTATGGTTGCGATGGATGCAACTCGTCTACCTCGTGGTGCTAAATTTGAAGTAAAGCCCGGAAAAGCTATCTTGACAAACGGCTCTCCTGCTGAAATTTTGATGCCATTTAAGTTTGGGCAGACTGATGGAAGCAATTTAACTACCGCCAAAGAGTTTGAACGTATGTTGCTACAAGCAACTGGTACGCTGGATTCCAATGGTATGGTTACTCAGTCAAGCCGTGATGGTGGCGGTATGTCTATGGCTGTTGCTTCTATCATTAAAAAGTACAAGCGTACCTTGGTGAATTTCCAAGAAGACTTCCTTGTGCCTTTCATCAAGAAAGCTGCATTTAGGTATATGCAGTTTGACCCAAACCGCTATCCATCTGTGGATATGAACTTCATTCCTACGGCTACGCTTGGAATTATTGCCCGTGAGTACGAGCAACAGCAGTTTATTAGCCTTTTGCAGACTCTTGGCCCACAAACCCCTGTTTTGCCTATTATTCTCAAAGGAATCGTGGCTAATTCAAGTTTGAGCAACCGATATGAAATGATGGAGATGCTAGACAAGATGTCTACGCCTGACCCACAAGCTCAACAAATGCAACAAGCTCAACAACAAATGCAAATGCAAGCACAGCAAGCCAAAATTGCCTTGGATACTACTCAGGCAGAGCAAAATCGTGCTGATGCAACCAAGAAAATGGTGGAAGCGCAGTACATTCCGCAAGAAGTACAGGCAAAAATCATTGCATCAACCACAAATAACCTACCAAACCAACCAGATCAAGCCTCGGCTGAGTTTGATAAGAGAGTTAAGATTGCTGAATTGATGCTCAAGGAAGCTGACATTAAAAACAAATCTAAAATTGTTGAATTACAAATGCATAATGCTAAAAACACAGTGGTTGATATGGAAAATCAGTTTTTACAAAATCTAAATCAGGGGTTGTCAAATGGCAATAGATAAAATCTTCAATGATAATAATATTGATGGGATTGCAGATAACATCTTTAATGCTGTAAACAACTCTGTTTCAGAGGTAAAGCAAATGCAGCAGCGTAAAGCGGCTGAAAATGCTCAATTAGTTATTCAATCACTAAAAAAAATAGATACAGATATTCGTGAAAAATATGACAACGTAACTAATGTCATTGAAAAACGAATTTTAACAATTAAAGATGGTCGTGATGGTATCAATGGTAAAGACGGACGTGATGGTAAAGATGGTAAAGCTGGACGGGACGGAATCAATGGTAAGCAAGGGCCACAAGGCCCAAAAGGTCAAGATGGATTAGATGGTCTTGATGGCGTGTCGGTTTCTAATGCAAACATTGATTTTGATGGCTCTTTAATTATTAGTTTATCTGATGGTAAACAATTAAATGTTGGTGAAGTTGTATCTTCTGATATTGCTGAAAAGATCAAAATCATTAACACCATGTCAACCAATGCAGCTATTACTGTAAAGGATGAAGGAACAGTACTTACTACTGGCGTAAAAAGTTTAAATTTTGTTGGTACTGGTGTTACAGCAACAAAAACAGGAGATGATGTAACAGTTACTGTAGGTGGTGGAGCTAGTGGAACAGTAACTAGTGTTTCTGTGACATCTGCTAATGGATTATCTGGAACTGTTGCTAATGCTACAACTACGCCAGCGATTACATTGTCAACAAGTGTTACTGGTCTTGTTAAAGGTAATGGTACAGCTTTATCTGCTGCTACGGCGGGTACAGATTATGTGGCTCCCAGTGGGGCATTGGGAACTCCATCTAGCGGCACTTTAACAAATGCAACTGGTTTGCCTTTAACTACAGGCGTAACAGGTCTATTGCCAATTGCTAATGGTGGTACGGGAACAGCTACACCAGCATTGGTAGCTGGTACAAACGTAACGATTACAGGTTCTTGGCCTAATCAAACGATCAATTCAACTGCAAGTGGCAGTGGAACAGTGACCAGTGTTGCGGCAACAGTCCCAACATTCTTGTCTGTTGCTGGTTCACCAATTACAAGCAGTGGCACATTGGCAATTTCTTTGTCAGGTACTGCATTACCCGTTCTCAATGGTGGTACAGGGGTTACCACTTCTACAGGCAGTGGCAACAATGTATTGTCAACAAGTCCCACACTAGTTACACCTATTTTGGGTACACCAACAAGTGCTACGTTAACAAATGCAACTGGTTTGCCATTGTCCACTGGTGTTACAGGTACGCTTCCTATTGCAAATGGTGGTACAGGAGCAACCACTCTTGCGGGAGCAAATATTGCTGTTGTCAATGTCGCCAACACATTCACAGCCACACAGACTTTTAGCGGTTCTAGCAGCGTTTTTGGTACATCACTATTAGACAGCAACGAAACTGTCAACGTAGTGGCTGCTGCACCCTCTGCGACAACTAACTTCTATGTTCAGTCTGGCTCAGTTCAATACTACACAACAAGTGCCGCTAACAACTGGACATTAAACATAGCGTTTAGTAGCGGTACGAGCATGAATACGGCACTGGCTGTGGGTCAGTCTGTGACATTTACGTTGGTGACCACACAAGGTGCTACGGCTTACTACAACTCTGCTGTAACTATTGATGGCACATCTGTAACGCCTAAATGGGTAGGTGGTGCGCCTACTGCTGGTAACGCTTCTGGACTTGATGTCTACCGATATGCCGTGATAAAGACAGCAAGTGCAACATACACAGTTTTAGCATCTTTAACTCAGTTTAAATAATATGCCATTACAAGAAACCTCTGGAAATCTAACCACCGATGCTTTCGGAGGTGGTGCTGCGGCTGCTGTTGTTGCTAACTACATCGAGGACGTGTTTTCTTGCTTTCTTTATACGGGCAACGGCTCTACCCAGACGATTACTAATGGGATTGACTTGTCTACTAAAGGTGGTATGGTATGGACAAAATCAAGAAGCGGTACTCAAAACAACTGGATTTTTGATACAGTTAGAGGGCCTAATTCACCTTTAATGACCAACACTAATATCGATGTCTCTGATAATTATGCAGATTATTTTTCACCCGCAACAAACATTGTTTTGGGAACAACTACTGGTTATTCGTTAGCGCAAACAACTGGTGGCACTAATACAAATAATTCTACTTATGTTGGGTGGACATTTAGAAAACAACCAAAGTTTTTCGATATTGTCACTTACACAGGGACGGGTTCTGCAAGAACAATTGCACACAATTTAGGCTCAACTCCGGGTAGTATTATTGTAAAAGACCTTGATGCAGGCGGCTACAACTGGCAGATTTACCACAGGTCACTTACCTCTGCGGAATATTCAATTCAATTAAATCAAACAGCGGCTGAAAGTTCTCAACCAACAATATGGAATTCAACTGCCCCAACGAGTGCTGTTTTTTCTGTTGGAACAAGTTCTGCTGTTAATCAATCAGGCAAAACATATGTTGCCTACCTATTCGCCCACAACGCAGGAGGCTTTGGCCTGACGGGTGCGGACAATGTTATTTCGTGCGGGTCTTTTACTACTGATGGTAGTGGAAAAGCAACTGTTAACCTTGGATACGAACCTCAGTGGTTGTTAATGAAAAATGCCGATGGAACAAATTACGACTGGGTTTTAATGGACACAATGAGAGGATGGACTGCTAACACATCTTCATCAGAAGCTAGTTTATATCCCAATACATCTGGCGCAGAAAGTATCCAATCATTCGGAAGCCCTACTGCTACGGGTTTTAATGCTAGTGGCTGGTATGCCACGCAAACAATCATCTACATAGCCATACGCCGTGGCCCGATGAAAGTGCCTACGGATGCGACTAAGGTGTTTGGATTAAATGCAAGAACAGGTACTGGAGCAAATGCGACTGTTACTGGTGGTCAGACTGATGACGCTGTACTGATTAAGAATCGTGGTTCAGCAGTAGCATCTTTATTTTCTTCAAGACTTACTGGTACTGGGTATCTTGTAACATCCAGCACAGCGGCTGAAGTGGCGGCAGGAGTGACCATACTGCAAGCAAGTCCTTGGGATGTAATGGATGGCGTTAAGGTTGGTACAACTTCAACCATTACCAATGCGTCAGCAAATACATATATAAATTATTTGTTTAGCCGCGCCCCCGGCTTTTTTGATGAGGTTTGCTGTGCCGCACCGGGGTTTGCAATTACAAATGAGCCTCACAATTTAGGAGTAACACCTGAACTGTTTATTTCTAAACCTAGAACAAATACAGGTACATGGTATGTATATGGCTCTGTTGTAGGTACAACATACGATTATCTTGTTTTAAATGATACGGGTGCATTACAGACATCTGGCGCTGTTCAATGGGGTGCAACATCAACTACATTTTCAGAACCATCAACAAGTTCTCAAAATAACTATGTAACTTATTTATTTGCAACGTGCGCGGGTGTTTCCAAAGTAGGCTCATACACAGGCAACGGCACAACCCAAACCATCAACTGCGGCTTTACAGGCGGGGCGAGGTTTGTACTCATAAAGCGCACTGACTCAACGGGTGATTGGTACACATATGACACCGCCCGTGGTATGACTACATTAACAGACCCATATTTGCTTTTAAACAGCACAGCGGCTGAAACTGCAACCCTTGGCTCAGTGACCACAGTATCAACAGGCTTTGCGGTAAACGCAACTGTCTTGGCGGCTATCAACACAAACGCAGCAAGCTATATCTTTTTAGCCATCGCATAAGGAATCATCATGCAAATCAGAACAAATGACGGGCAAGTAATGTACGAAGCAGAGTTTCGTGCTTACACAAAATCCAATGGTGGCCCTACATGGGAGACAACAACAACTGAGGTGCTAGAAGCCTTGGGTGCTGATGTAATCTTTGAAGGCCCACAAGCTACTGGTGGCAACCATTACCAAGTCTCTCAGCGTCAAGGCGTAGAAGAGATTGATGGCAAGTGGTACACAAAGTATGTGCTTGGCCCTGTCTTTACAGATGGCGAGACAACTGCTGTTGAACAAGAAGCTGCTTATAAAGCCGCTAAAGACGCAGAACAAGCTAAATCTGTACGCACCACTAGGGACATGAAGCTGTCAGAGACTGATTGGCGATTCCGCAGTGATCTGACACCCTCACAAGCATGGAAAGATTACTGCCAAGCACTGCGTGATGTGCCAGCACAAGCTGGTTTTCCTTGGACTATTGAGTGGCCTGTAGCACCATGAGTCCTGATTTGCAAAAATATTATGAAAGCCGCTTTGACATGATGTCAATGGAGGGTTGGAAAGATTTATGCATGGATATTGACATTATGATAGAGTCGCTCAATAATATAAGCGTAATTCCTGATGAAAAGACCTTGCAATTTAGAAAAGGTGAACTTTCTATTTTGACTTGGCTGAAAACCTTGAAAGAGGTCAGCGAAAAATCTTATGAGGAATTGAATGAAAAGAATGTATGAATTTGCCTGTGAAAACGGGCATCACATTGAAAAACTGATTGATTATGAGGCAGTCAATGTCCAATGTGAGTGCGGTGTGATTTCACATCGTAAAATCTCTGCTCCAAATATCAAGTTGGAGGGTTGGTCGGGTAATTTCCCATCATCAGCCCATCAATTTGACCGAAAACATCGGCAAAAATTGGCGGCAGAGTTAAAAGAGAACTCATAAACAATTGTCGAGTTCATGTTAAATCCTAAAACCCTAGTGGGCAGGAAAAGGAAACTGTATGTTGATTGATAACGATGATGAGATGCTAGGTGAACTTCAGGTTGAGGAAAAGAAGTTAGCCAATACTGTTGAGCCAGTCACTAATGATCTGCCTGATAAATATCGGGGTAAAGAGCTAAGTGACATTATTAAGATGCACCAAGAGGCTGAAAGGCTCATTGGTAAGCAAGCTCAAGAGGTAGGCGAAGTTCGGAAACTTGCCGATGAACTTATTAAGCAAAATCTCTCAGGTAGTCGTCAAAATGCAGAGGTAGAGCCTGAAATTGACTTTTTTGAAGACCCTAAAAAGGCAGTTCAGAACACTATTAATAACCATCCAGATGTACTTGCGGCTCGCCAAGCGGGACAAGAGTTCAAAAAGATGCAGATTCAGAATAAGTTAGTGTCGGAGCATCCTGATTTTACTCAGGTAGTTCAAGACCCTGATTTTGTGAATTGGGTGAAATCTTCACCTATTCGTCTTGGTTTGTATGCTAAGGCTGATGGTGAGTTTGACTTTGATAGTGCGAATGAATTGTTGTCTACTTATAAGCAGTTGAAGGGTGTTAAGACTAAGCAAACGTCTGATGCTGGAGAAGCATCCCGTAAGCAGAATCTTAGAGCCGCTTCAGTTGATTCTGGTGGAACAGGTGAGTCAGGAAAGAGAGTTTATAGGCGCGCTGACCTAATTCGGCTAAAGATGACTGACCCTCAGAGATATGAAACGCTATCAGATGAAATCATGGCTGCATATGCTGAAGGTCGAGTGAAATAAACACTTAACTTTTTGGAGTATTTAACATGGCAACAGCATTTTCCCCAGCAAATAACGTAACAGTTACGTCAGCAGCTAATTTCATCCCTGAAATTTGGTCAGACGAAATTGTTGCAGCTTACAAACGTAATCTTGTAGCTGCTAACGTAATTAAAAAGATGAACTTCAAGGGCAAGAAAGGTGACACAGTTCACATTCCTTCTCCTACCCGTGGTTCTGCATCAGCTAAAGGCGCAACAAACGCCGTTACCTTGATTGTTAACAACGAAAGTGAAGTTCAAGTTTCTATCAACAAGCATTATGAGTATTCACGCTTGATTGAAGATATTGTCGAAGCACAAGCCTTGTCCTCACTGCGTAGTTTCTACACAGAAGACGCTGGTTACGCTTTGGCTAAACAAGTTGATACTGACTTGATTCAGTTGGGTCGTATTGCTAACGGCGGCAGTGCTGGCGCTCGTTACGATGCTGGTTATGTGGGTGGCGATGGTACAACTGCCTTTGACTACACTGCAAGCAGCAACACTGGTAATGCAACTGCATTGACTGATGCTGCTATTCGCCGCACCATTCAGCGTTTGGATGACAACGATGTGCCTATGGATGGTCGTTTCTTTATCATTCCTCCTTCAAGCCGTAACACTTTGATGGGTCTTGCCCGTTACACTGAGCAGGCTTTTGTGGGTGATGCTGGTAATAGCAACACAATCCGTAACGGCGAAATCGGCAATTTGTATGGTATGCCTGTGTTTGTGTCTAGCAATGCTGATTCAGCATCTGCCACTGCCGCATATCCCACATCTGGTAGTGCTATTGCCCGTGTTTGTTTGATGGGTCATCGTGATGCAATGGTGTTGGTTGAGCAAATGGCAATTCGCTCACAAACACAATACAAGCAAGAGTATTTGGGTACGTTGTTCACAGCCGACACTTTGTATGGTGTTGCTGAGTTGCGTGACTATGCTTCTTACGCTTTGGTTGTGCCTTCCTAATAGCAGTTGCGCCCCCTGCCATAGTGGTGGGGGGACTTTTTTAACTTAATTAGGAGAATTCAAAATGGCATCAGCAACCGCTGTAGTAGCAAAACGAGACAATGCCTCGTTTCGTGGCTTGTTTAACGACACTTGGTCGGTAAGTGCAACTCTTGACTCAGCATCTGTAGCTACAGGTGCGGCAGGCGCGGCAACCGACACAATCACTGTCGCAGGAGTCGCATTAGGTGACATGGTTATTGGTATGTCTTTGGGTGTTACAGAAGCTGGCATAGTTCGTCGTGCTTATGTTTCAGCCGCAAATACTGTAACTGTGGCAACTAACAACTTGACTGGTAGTGCTGTCGATTTGGCATCTACTACTATCAAATTGGTTATTGCTCGACCTGTTTAAACAGTCTAGGGGAGGGGGTAAAACCTCTCCCTTTTTAACTTTTGAGGTTTTATGGCTACATTCAAGTGTCTAGTAAGCGGTAATACTGTGAATTTTGTTCATCAAGTCGATATAGACTCTATGAAAGGTCACTCTGGTTACAAAAGAATAGATATTGAAGAATCTATAGAGCCTAAGTATGATTATAATTTAGTACGGACAGATACCGCATTTGCGCCTGTCATGCCTCAAGTAAAGCGCATGGGTAGGCCAAGAAAGGTAGCAAATGTCTGAAATAGATGCAAGAGATTTTGGTAGGTTAGAGGCTCAAGTAGAGTCTTTACAAATTGAAATGCAAAGTCTTAGTGCTGACGTAAAGTCTCTTTTAGAGCTTGCAAACAAGTCTAAAGGTGGATTTTGGATGGGAATGACCATTGCCAGTATTGCTGGCGGAGTCTTTACTTTTGTAGTAGATAGGTTCTTCAAATGA